CTGTGGCTCTGGGCATCCTGGTCGGCATTTCGAGCCTGGGCGGCGGAAGCCTTGGAGGTGCTGCGGGCCTGATGATCACAGTACTGGCTCTAGCGATGCTCGTCCCGGTTATGCGAACGTTGGGCGAGATGGACTGGGGGACCGCGGGCAAGGGCATTGCTATCATGGCCGCGGCTCTGGGTGCACTCGTGGTCATCGGATACATCGCCGAGGGGGCCGCTATCGGACTGGTCGCTCTGGGCGGCGCCATATTGATGATCGGCTACGGTGTCGGCCTGGCCACCGATGGTATCGCCAACTTGGTGAACGCCATCGCCAACCTGTCGACCACGGGCGCCGAGGGTGTCCAGACATTCTTGGACGCCGTCGACGGATTCATCGAGCGGATGCCTGCCATGGGTACGGCTATCGGTGAGGCCTTCATCAACTTCATGCAGGTCTTCATCGATAACCAGGGAACCATCGTCGAGTACATCAAGGTCGTTCTGACGTCCGCGGCCCAGGCGATGATCGAGTCCATTCCAACGTTCGTCGAGCTCATGATCACCATCATCCACGCGATCATTCAGGTGGTCTACGACTGCGCTCAGGAGATCATCGACTGCGCCATATTCCTGATCATCACCTTGTCGGATGCTCTTATTCAGAACATGCCGACACTGGTCGAGAGGGGGTCCGACCTCCTCACGTCCTTCCTCGAGGGTCTGTCCTACAAGATCCCCGAGATCGGGACCAAAGCGACCGACTGCATCGTGGCGTTCCTTCAGAGTCTCGGCGACAACATGCCGAGGATCACCCAGGCGGCGTTCGAGACGATCATTAAATTCGTCAACGGACTCGCTGATGCCATCGAGAACAACTCGGGCGCCTTGATGGATGCTGGTATCCGGCTCATCACGGCGATCAGGAATGGTATCGTCAACGGTATCAAACAGCTCGTATCCACGGGCGTCTCCGGGATGAGGAACGCCGGTCATAGGCTCGTCGAGGGTCTGAAGAACGCGATCGAGGGCAAGATCGAAGAGGTCAAACAGACGATTCGCAACTTCGGCACCAGCATCGTCAACACGACCAAACAGGTGTTCGGCATTCATTCTCCTTCTCGTGTCATGTTCGAGATCGGTGAGTTCCTGATGCAGGGTCTGACCAACGGCATCTCGGAGAACACCGAGCAGGGGATCGACGCCGCCTCCACGATGGCACACGACACCGTCGACGCGCTTGCCAAGGGCTTCGGCAACACGAAGGATATTTGGAACGACGCGTTCGGCGGTGACATGAACCCGACGATCAAGCCGGTTCTGGACCTCTCGCAAGTGGAGGAGCAGGCCAGCAAGATCCAGGAGCTTCTGCCGCAGGACGATATTCAGGAGAACCTGTCGGCCAACATGACGACCCAGCTCGCGGGCAGGGCCGTCCAGGGCGCTCAGTCCCGCGTCGGCGAGACTGTGAACGAGACTGTGAACAACGGCAGTAACGTCGTGTTCAACCAATACAACACGTCTCCAAAGGCTCTGTCCGAGACGGAGATCTACAGGCAGACGCACAACCAGATCGAACAGTTCAGAGGAGCCATGTACGACTTATGATCGAGTCCATAGAGTTCCTGACATATCGTCAGCACAGGATCGTACTATCGCTCACGAATCCATGGATCGAGGGTGTCGCGGTCAAATCCGTCGACGGTCTGTCGGCAACGAAGGCCTCGATCAACACCACGGAACTGGCTCTGACGGACGTGGCGATCTTCAACGGCGCGAGGGCGGGAATGAGGAATCTCAAGATCAAACTCGCGCCGTTGCCATATCCCGACGTCGAGACTACTCGTCAGCGCATCTACTCCTGGTTCCAGATCAAGCAGCCCATGTCCGTATACGTCAACACGGACAAGCGCAGAGTCAGGACCGAGGGCTACGTCGAGTCGGTCGAGGCTGATATCTTCTCCAAGGACGAGGAGATCAACGTCAGCATATTGTGCCCGGACGCCTACTGGCATGACGCCGATACGATGGTCAACCAGAACCTCGAGTGGAAGCGGGACATCGGGACTTTCGAGTTCGACTTCATGGATGAGCCCTCCCCCTCGCTCGAGTTCGCCAAGGATCGTGGAGTCCTGTCCGCGGTCATCGACTACAAGGGCGAGGTGGAGACCGGATTCACCATGATATTCCGGTTCCGCCCAGGGGCCAAACTCCCGATCACGGTCACCGAGACGTTCTCCAGGGACACCTTCAAGCTCACCGGAGCATTTCTCGACAAGACGTACTACAAGGTCGACCCGATCGTCGGCGGCGACGTCGTCACCGTCAATTCTCGGGTGGGCTCCAAGTACATCATCCGGACCAGAGGCGACCGCAAGGACAAGTTCCTGGCGGCACTGGACCGGAACTCGGACTGGCTCAAGCTTAGGCCCGGCGTGAACGAATTCCAGATCACCATGAATGATCCGACGTTGACCGACGTATACTTCTCAACCGACGTTCTCTACCAGGGGGTGTGACATGTATCTTGCTGTACTGGATGAGTCCATGATCATCCAGCATATCTGCGAGGACTACAAGTCCGTCGTCTGGACTGAGCGATTCCACGGATTCGGGGACTTCAAGCTCGTGGTCCCGGGAACCCTGGAGAACCTGAGAATCTACCAGCTGGACTACTACCTGTACACCAAGGGCACGAACAAGCTCATGATCATCGAGCAGGTCGAACTCAACACGGAGTACGGCAAGGAGTCCCTGCTGACGATCAGTGGGCGCAGTCTTGAGTCCATATTGGACCGACGTGTGATGCACCCCTACCCCATGTGGGAAGGCACGTATCTCTGCAAGCATGAGCGCACTCGCGGTAAGGTCAAGGACGTCGTCAAGCACTACACCAACCTGCTGTTCAAGCAGCGGGACTCTCTCGACACGTCGCATGAGCGTTACGTACTGGGATTCGGATGGTATTCGGTAGACGAACTTCCGGACGGAATTCGTCGCGGTCGTCCGACGTCCTCCCTGGATATCGGAAACATCGAGGTCAGTGGCGATGGGTATGTTCGTCCGATGAATTACTCCCACGAATGGACGAATCATCCGGACTACAGCAAGGATCCCTATACTATGGAGGGATCCTGGTACAAGATCGTCCAGAACCTCACCGATCTGACGATGTCGGGATGGGCTATCGAATACGACGGCGAGGACCCGTATTACTGGTACGGCTACACGTACAACGGCGTTAATCGCACATTCAATCAAGGGGAACGTCCTCCCGTCGTGTTCTCCCCCAAGTACGATAACCTGTCTAAGGCTACATACTTCAAGTCCAAGGTCAGCACCAGAACGAAGATATTCTCGGGCGCTGTGAAATTCACAGTCCCGAAGAATCTTATTTTCAATGGCGAATACGGCCAGGAATACTTGGACGAGAGCTCTGACTCAATGATGCAGAACAACTCGGTGACCGTCGGACGAAAAGGTCTTGGACTTCGTGAAGGGTATTTGCAATCCCCCTCGATCGAGCACACCAACGGGTACATGCAGGCTGGGAACGGGTTCAAAGGCGTCGCTACGGTGGATCCAAATTCCATTTATCGCCAGATCCACGAGCAGTGCAACACCGAGCTGTGGCGTCATATGCCCATTGAGATGTTCTCTGGTGAGGCCGCTCAACAGTCCATGTACATATATAACGAGGACTTCTTCCTGGGCGATTTCGTGCAGATCCAGAACGAGTTCGGGCAGCAGGACATCGCTCGGGTGACCGAGTACATCCGTACATCCTCGGACTCGGAGGGAGACGTCTTCTACCCGACGTTCGAGTCCTTGTCCGATATTCAAAAGTCGAAACCGGGGTTGAACATCACATGACAGAGAGATCAGGATTCTTCGTCTCCATCAACGGGGACAGGAAGTACTCCGCGGACGACTTCGGCCGAATGTTCGACGGAGTCATTTCCGACGGCATCTTCCAGAACTGGGGACGCGCCTACCAAGTCGTCAAGGGCAACGGGCGCCAGATCATCATCCAGTCCGGTCGAGCCTGGCTCAAGGGACACTGGCTCGAGAACGACGCAGAGCGGTACTACACCCTGAATCCTGGCAGTACCGATGGAGATCGGTATGACGCCATATTCATTCGAGTCGACAACACCAGGGCCGTCCGAGTCGCCAACATCCGGGCCGTTCAGGGGAACCCGAATCAGGGCATCCCTCAGCCGACGCAGACCCCCGACAACTACGAGGTCCTCATCGCCGCTGTACGCGTTCCCCGGGGCGCCCAGGACGCGACGGCCTTCGAGATCATCGATCTGCGAGGCAAGGCGGGTTCTGAGAACGCTCAGTGGGCTCAGAGTGTCATGCAGCCCAAACAGATCACTCTGAACAACAAATTCGATTTCCTGAACGCCTTCAATAACGACCCGAATCTGAAGAAGGTCATCACTCGGGGCAACAACCTCGGCAAGACCATCACGGCCGCCCAGAAGATGGCCATCAGGAACGGAACATTCGATGGGATGTGGCTGGGGGACTACTGGCAGTTCAACGACAACACCTGCCGATGGATCATCGTCGACTTCGATCGATATCTGGATCACCCGAACGGGACGAACCAGCACCGGATCACGATCATGAGTGATCGGAATCTGGGCATCGACAACATCGGTGAGGCCGGTTGGTGCATCAACGGCTGGAATGGGTCCAAGATGCGTCGGGACTACGCCGAGGGCATGGTGCGTTTCGCCTCCGCCCTTCAGGCGTTCGATATCTCGGACTTCAAGTCCTTCCCGGTGTTCGAACCGCACTCGTTCGAGAACACGGATAATTCCTGGGAGCTGACCGAGAAGAGCTGGAGTTGGGAATACCCCAAAGTCACCATTCCGTCGGAGTTCGAGATGTTCGGCTCCAACATCGTCCACGTCCGTGTCAACGGTGGTGAGAACAATGTGGCGCCAATCGCTCGTCAACTCAGTTATTTCCGTCTGGGCAATCCGATCTCCTTCGCAGGCGAGTCGTTCTGGCTCAGGGATCAGGTCACCAAGAACCGCTTCGCCCTGTATTACGGCGACCAGCGGCATGTCTCATGGGCGGACTGGACCAGTAAGTACGGCGTTCGCCCGCTCATGTCTATCGGAGGCTGAATGCAACCCATGGTGGAGCTCGTGATCACCATTTTCGGCTCGGTCCTCACGAGTAGTGGGATCTGGGCGTATCTCCAGAAGAGATCCGAGCGACATGACGCCAAGACCCAGCTGATGCTCGGTCTGGCCCACAATCAGATCGTGGCCATGGGAACGGCATATCTGTCCCGGGGCTACATCACGATCGACGAGTTCGAGGACTTGCAGAAGTATCTGTACCAGCCCTATCACACCTTCGGCGGCAACGGAACCGCCGAGAAGGTCATGGACGCCGTGAACCGGCTTCCTATCCATTTCCCGGACACCAGAAGGAAGGACAAGCGTTTTGTCTCTGTCGAATCAGACCTACAACACCCTGAAGTGGATTGCCCAGATTCTGCTGCCTGCCCTCGCCACCCTTTATCTGGCGCTGGCGGGCCTGTGGGGGTTCCCTCACACTGAGGCCGTCGTTGGCACCATCACCGCCGTCGACACCTTCCTGGGCGCCCTGCTGGGTCTGGCGTCGAAGAACTACGAGCCCAAGGTCGACGGCGTCCTCCATGTGGACCACAAGAACCAGGAGGTCTACGCCGCCCTCGAGACTCCCGCTGAGGACATGACCAAGAAGGACACCGCCACCCTCAAGGTGTCAGAGGTCGCCTGAGACGCGGATCAGACATGGATCATAATGATACCCCCATTTGAAAGGAACGCCATGTCCGACAACAAGCCGAACGCCAAGACCGCCCTGGATGACGCTTACTCCTTCATCGACGGCATGGATCCCGACAGCGAGGCCTACACGCACGCTCTCCGCAACATCAAGGACCTTGAGCAGATTCAGGACGCCAAACGGCGCCGCTTCTGCCCCAGTCCCGATGCTGTGGTTGGCGCGGTGGGCTCATTCGCCGGAATCCTCGCCATTCTGAAGGCCGAGCAGATATTCCCGGTCGCCTCGAAGGCTCTCGGATTCGTCGCCAAGATCCGCATCTGAGAATCAAGACCTAGGACCCCACAAGGGTTCTAGGTTTTTCGCAAGGGCTATAATGAGACCCCATTACCTCAACGAAAGGAACCATCATGTTCACCACCGTTCTTGGTTGCGCCGCCTTCGCCGTTGCCTTCCCCGTTACTGTCAAAGCCACTTCTAGCGCTATCCTCAACAGCGTCAAGAAGGACCAGGAGCAGAACGCGAAGCTCTGCCGCACGGCACGCGCCAACTGCAAGAACCCCCGTCACGATACGTGCCCCGTCTACGAGCACTGATCTCAGACGCCAGAATCCGCAAGGGTTCTGGTTTTTGATTCTGAAAAATTCCCGGGTGGGGGATTCGGAACGCGGATTCCGCAGGGCCCATAATGAGACCCCTCAAGAAAGGAACCGTCATGTCCATTATCTTCACCATCTTCGGAATCATCTCCTTCGTCATGTTCGCTTACGCCGTCTACGCCCAGAGCAAGCAGATCGAGCAGCTCAAGAAGGTCGTCCGCCGCCAGCGGAAGACCATCGAGAGCCTGTCGAACCCGCTTCCTCAGGACGCACTCAGCGTTCAGCAGCGCTTCGAAGAGAGCTGGAACGAGATCAAGAAGATCCTCGACCCCGACACTACCAAGGACTGAATCTCAATCCCAGAGCCCTCACGGGTTCTGGGTTTCTCGCAGGATCAGCATGGTATATAATGAGACCCATAGACCGAAAGGACAGATCATGCTGATCTCCCGCCTCGTCGAGAGCTTGATCAAGTCGATCATCTACTGCGTTGGCATCTACGCCATCGTCAAGTGGTGCATCAACCGAAGCAAGAACTCGAAGCAGGATTTCTCCAAACCCATCCACATCGACACCAGTCTCTGACACCCATACTTAGAACCCATCCCGGGTTCTAAGTTTCTCGAGAAAGGAACACGCATGAACGACGCTGATGTCCAGGTTATCTACCGCGACGTCGACCGGGAGACCAACACAGTCCGGGTGGCCCTCAAGGTTCCGAAGGGCACGGACCCCGAGATCGCCAAGACGATATTCCTCGAGGCCATCAAGAACATGCAGGAGGACTACCGATGAACCTCTCAATCCTCAGGACCGCCCAGACATTCATCCTGCGAAACTCGCACCATATCCTCACAGGTCTCGCGCTTCTCGGAGTCGGAGCGTCCGTGGCCCTGAGCGTGCGAGCCGACAGGATCATGCATGAGTGGGATATTGACGAGTTCAAGCAGCTCACCAAGGAGCAGCGGATCAAGCTGTACGTCCGCATCTACGCCCCTCCCGCCATCGCCGTATTGGCCACCGGAGCCTGCATCATCGGGGCTCACAGCATCTCGGTCAAGCGCGAGTCGTCCCTGCTCCTCGCCTACGAGGGAACTCGGCAGATGTACGATCGGTATCGTTCGACGGTCCAGGAGCGCCTCGGTCCCGAGGAGAAGCAGATCGCTGAGAAGGCGGCCTCCAAGGCTCAGCCGGCTCCTCGCGAGACGATCGTCTACGGTGAGGGCGACTGCCTGTTCTACGACGCCTACAGCGGGCGTTATTTCAAGTCGACGGTCAATAAGATCGACCGTGTAGTCAACGAGCTGAACTACACCCTGCTTCGGGAGATGTGTGTCAGCCTCAATGAGTTCTACGCCGGCATCGGCCTCGATGGCATTTCGCTTGGCGATCAGCTCGGTTGGAACGAGCAGAGGCAGATCGAGGTGCACTACGGCTCCCGGGTCACCGAGGAGGGTCGAGCCTGTATCGTCCTCGATTTCGTGATCGAGCCGACCGAGCGGTGGTACAAGCTCTCGTGAGATGAGCATGGCTCATAATGAGACCCCGCAAGAAAGGAACGACCATGAGTTTCAAAGAAACAACCGGGTACAAGATCGTCAACTTTGTCGCCTCGACAACCGCTAGCATCACCGCTGGTGCTGTAGTCAGCGCTCTCTGCCCTCCAGCCGGAGTGGCATTGACCGTCGTCTACAGTCTCGGTAGTGGTGTCCTCGGCTCATATGTCGGAGACAAGGCCGGACAACAGTACGCCGAGAACTTCGCCGAGACCATCGACTCCATCAAGACACCCTCGAACAACTAGACAGTCCGTGCCCCTCAACAAGGGGCATAGGCTTTCGCGATTTTCGCACGCCCTATAATGAGACCCCCATCAACTCGAAAGGATACTCCAATGACTGAGACCACCGTTTCCACCACGACTCCGTCCACCGAGCCCGTTGAGGACGACTCCCCCGTCGTCACCGTCAACTGGAGCAAGCTCGGCCGCATCGCCAAGAAGAGCGCTCGCTACGCCCTGCCCGCCGCAGCCGGCTTCGCAGCTCTCTGCCTGGTGAAGGCCCTTGCCTCCAGCGACGATGACACCGAGGAGACCGTCTCGACGTCTTCGGACGACGTGGTTGACGCTGAGCTTGTCGACGACTCCGACGACTGATACAACCTCGACCCCCAGGACCCCTAACACGGGTTCTGGGTTTCTCATTTTTGAAAGGAACGAACATGGAGCTTCAGACGGCCGTGGTGGTCACCCTCACCGAGAACGGCAAGACTGTCAAGCGCACGATCAAGAAGAGCGAGCAGTTCGACGAGCAGACCTCGTGGGACCATATCGTCAAGACGACGAAGTCGCTCGCCGGCATCACTCTCAACTCGATCGCCTGAGGAGGCATATTCATGATCAAGATGAACGTTAGCGCCGAGACCTTCGACGGCGACATGGTTACCGAGACCCTCTGGTTCCACATGAACAAGGTGGATCTCATCGAGCTCCAGCAGTCGGAGCCTGGCGGTTTCACGGACACGCTTCAGGCGTTCATGTCCCGCAAGCCCGAGGACTGGACCATGTCGGACAAGTTCAAACTGTTCGATTTCTTCCGCACCATGGTCGACAAGGCCTACGGCGAGAGGTCGTCGGACGGCAAGCGATTCCGGAAGTCCCCCGAGATCCTCGCCAACTTCAAGGACAGCATTTTCTACGACGAGTTCGTCCTGAGCCTGCTGGAGGACGAGGAGAAGAGCATCAAGTTCTTCAACGGCGTCATGCCCAAGAGCCTGATCGAGCAGGCGAAGAAGGAGCGCCCCGACGTCTTCAAGACGATCGAGGCCTGACATCCATATCCTGAGGAGGCCCCGAGGAGACTCGGGGCCTCCTATTTCCCCAGAAAGGACGAACATGACAGACAACATCCCGATCAGAGGCGACCTGCCAGCCAACGCCCGCAAGTCCAAGCCCAGGCCCGAGCGCATCGTATCCACGCCCGCCAGGATCGACAAGGGGTCGCTCGGACGCCAGGCTCTGAGCGCCTTCTTCGCCGAGGACATCAAGGAGGTGGGCAACTACTTGCTGTGGGATATCGCCCTACCGAGCATCAAGAACGCCGTCAGCGATATCTTCACCTCTGGCATCGACCGTCTGCTCTTCGGCGGCGACGGCGGTCCTCAGCGCTCCAAGTCAAGCAGGACCTACACCTCGTACTCCAACAGGACCTACGGCAGGCGAGAGACCCCGACCGAGCGGGTCTACACGCAGAGGGATCGCCGTGAGCACAATCTCGAGTCCATCATTTTCGCCACTCGTAACGAGGCGGAGGACGTCCTGAACCATCTGATCAGCATCTGCGATCAGTACGACGTGGCGACTGTCGGGGATCTGTACGGCATGGCCGGGATCTCTCAGACGTATACGGATGAGAACTGGGGCTGGAGGGACCTGCGAGGAGCTCGGGCCGTCCGAGCCCGCAATGGCTATATTCTTGATCTGCCGAAGCCGGAGGACGTTCGATGAAGGACGAGGACAGGACAACGGCGTACGGGATCGGAGCCATATTGGTGGTGCTCGCGGTCACGATCGGGCTGATCGCCCAGGAGCTCTGGCTTGTGGCGCTCAGTCTCATGATGGTGACGCTCTGGGTCGCCATAGGATTCATTTACGACTTGTGGAAGGACGATGACGAGTGACAGTCGCGCAGATGCGCGCCAAGCTGCGCACAGCGTACGGAGCCGCTCCGGCGTGGGTTACCAAGGTCAATCAGATGAGCGATGGACAGGTCATCGCAGTGTACAACAAGCTCAACGAGAGGAAGTATTTCGCATCATGAGTCTCACCATTGTTACGCGCCTCATCGGGAAGGGCGCTCTCGTGGCCTCGAAGCACGCTCCTGCCATATTGACGGGCCTGGGCATCGCCGGGTTCACCGCCACCACGGTTCTGGCGGCAAAGCAGACGCTGAGCGTCGGCGAGGCCACGTGGGAGGACCTGAACGAGCTGTCGACGGTCAAGGCGGCCGAGGACGAGGAGAAGTTCGAGAAGAAGGATATTCAGATCGCCAAGGCCCGTGCCTGGGCCAAGCTCGCAGGCAGTCTCGTCAAGCACTACGCGCTGCCGCTGAGCATCGGGACGGCCTCCGCCATTTCCCTGATCCTCGCCCACCGCATTTCCGCCAAGAGGATCGCCGGCCTGTCCATGGCCTACGCCGGTCTTGAGGAGTCCTTCCGCAAGTACCAGGACAAGATGAAGGAGAGCCTCGGTGAGGAGACGGTTGAGAAGATCATCGACCACTCCAACGAGAAGGCCCTCGACGAGGCCAAGAAGCAGTACTACGACGAGACGGGGCGCGAGTTCCAGCTCAAGCCCGAGGAGTTCATGAGGGAGCTCGGGGTCTCGCCATATGCTGTCGTGTTCGATCAGAACGCGGGAGCCTGGGAGGGCAACGAGGACTACAGCCTCATGATCCTCCACGCCCAGGAGAACTATGCAAACGATATCCTGAGGACTCGTGGGTACCTGCTCCTGAACGAGGTCTACAAGAGTCTTGGGCTTCCTCAGACGAGCGCCGGCGCAGTGGTCGGCTGGGTCTACGACAACGAGGACGGCGACGGTATCGTCGAGTTCGGCAACTTCGAGGTCCTGAACTATCGGGATTACGACCCGGTCATCGGACGAGAGGTGACCAAGTTCATCCTCGACTTCAACGTCGACGGCGTGATCTGGGACCAGATCGACAGGCTGGCCATTCGATGAAGGCGCTGTTCTTCATCCTGCTGGGTTATTTCATCGGACGACTGATCACAAGAAAGGAACGATAATGCATTTGCTGCCGGCGCTCGTCGTCGGTCTCACGGCGGGGCTCCTCGCCGTGCAGGACTGCGAGGACGAGAAGCGGACCAAGGAGAAGGAGCCCGAGCGGGATATCGCATATTCCGTCGAGGTCTTTCAACCGATCTCAGATGAGGAAGTCGAGGAAGCGAACGAGATGAAGGATAAGTACGAGAGGATCGTCAACGACGAGTATCTCCGATTCGCCATGGAGGAGGATATTTCCGAGGAGGTCGGTGACGAGCCGGAGGAAGAGGAGGAGCCCGTCGCCGAGGGCGAGTCCATCCGTGAGATCACGGAGGACGAGTACGACGAGGGTTCCTTCAACTTCGATCGGGTCGGCCTGATGTATTTCACGGAGGACCGCATCCTCTGCGACGGCGACATGGTCACGATCGAGAACGTGGGCGAGTGGCTCGGCAATGTCGACCTCGAGACGCAGTCGGACGAGATCGTAGTCAAGTGGATCCGCAACTTCGATCTCTCCTACGATATTCGCCTCGAGATCATTGAGGACGCGTACTCCGGATCCCACTGATGGAACAGGAGTACTTCGACTTCCTGCTCTCGTTCCTGGACGGGAGCGAGGATGAGCTGCCGAGCATATTCGACAGCCATCACCTCCTGTGGAAGCTCCACCATATCGAGTTCCGCTACTCCGCCATGATGGACCGCAATCGGGACATGGATGGTCGTGAGTGGCGGAACCGCTATGGCGGCAAGCTCTCACCGGCATTCCACAAGAGCCCTGCCAGCGTACTCGAGGTCCTTCTCGGGCTCGCCGATCGCATGGCCTTCGAACTCGATGATGAGGAAGGACTCGATCCGTATTTCTGGGAGATGATCGATAACCTCGGAATCAACTATGCGGACTACCAGTTCGACAACAGCGGCAACGCCCTTGACAGGAAGGTCGACAAAACCGTCCAGAGGTGGATGAGCCGTCAGTACGATTCCCACGGACGCGGAGGCATATTCCCTCTCGAGTCCGTCCCGGAGTTCTACGAGTCGGATGAGTTCCAGAACCAGAACCGTCTTGAGCTCTGGTACCAGATGCAACTCTATCTGGCGGAGAACTACGACATATAAGGAGTCTAATGGATTTCTACGAGATTAAGGAGCGAGCCCTCAAATCGGGGACTACCGAGGTACGGCCGGCCTGGCGTGTTCTCCGATTCAAGGACCTCATGATTCGTGGGAAGTCCTTCTACGCCGTGTACAATCCCGAGACGCATTTCTGGAGTACCGAAGAGTACGACTTGATGCGGATCGTGGACGCCGATGTCGCCCGTCGATTCCAAGAGGCCTCAGAACGAGTCGACGGGTCCGTCTGGGCACGATATCTGGGGGACTACGACTCCAAGACATATTCCGACTACAAGGCGTGGATGTCCAAGCTCCCGGACGTCTATCACTCACTCGACAGCAAGATCTTATTCGCCGATCAGACACCTCGAAGGGAGGACTACGTAACAAGGAGACTCTCATATTCCCTGAGTGATGATCCGTGCCCGGCCTACGAGGAGCTCATGAGCACTCTCTACGATCCGGACGAGAGGGAGAAGCTCGAATGGGGGATCGGAGCCGTATTCACTGGTGACTCCAAGTGGATCCAGAAGTTCTTCGTGCTCTACGGCTCAGCAGGCTCGGGCAAGTCGACCTTACTGAATCTTCTCTCGAGATTGCTGGACGATCGGGTCTCATTCTTCGACGCGGCGGCTCTCGGACGAGCCAGCGACCAGTTCGCCCTCGAGCCGTTCAAGTCGAATCCTAGAGTCGCCATTCAGCACGACGGGAACCTGGTGAGGATCACCGACAACAGCCGGTTGAACAGTCTCATATCACACGAGCGGATGGTCATGAATGAGAAGGGAAAGTCCCTCTACGAGTTCAAGTCCGAGGCCATGCTGTTCGTTGGGACCAACCTTCCGGTCCGCATCACAGACTCGAAGAGCGGACTGACGAGACGTCTCATCGACGTGGAGCCCTCGGGTCGCAAGCTCGATATTCGTCGGTACAATGATATCATGGACCGGATCGAAGGCGAGCGGGGATCCATCGTCAATCACTGCATCGAGGTCTACAGTACCAAGGGCTCGTCATACTACGACGACTACAAGCCGATAGGCATGATGAGCAAGACCAATCCCATCTTCAACTTCCTCGACTTCTACAGCGACGAGTTGGATGACGAGGAAGGGATCTCGCTCAAGCGCATCTACGAGATGTACAAGGAGTACTCCCAGACATACTCGGACGGGGCCATGTATCCCATGTACAAGTTCAAGGACGAGATCCGGGACTACTTCAAGGAATTCCACGATCGTATCATGATCGATGGGATCAGTAGGCGCAAGGTGTACAAGGGTTTTCTGAAATCCAAATTTTCCCAGGGGGAGAAAACAGAGAACCCGATCCCAGACTGGACCGACATGAGCGAGAGGGACTCGTATCTCGATGAGCTCTACAAGGACCAACCGGCTCAGTACGCCAACGAGAACGGTCTCCCAGCATATCGATGGGACGACGTCACCACCACTCTCAAGGATCTGGACACCAGGAAGGAGCATTATGTCCTTGTACCCGAGAGAGACATCGTTATCGACATCGACCTCGACAAAGACCGCACTCGATGCCTTGAGGAGGCTCGGAAGTGGATTCCCTCCTATGCTGAACTCAGCCGATCGGGGGGTGGAGTCCACATCCACTATCGATACCCGGGGGATCCGTCCGAATTATCCAGGATGGTTGCCCCGGGAGTCGAGTGCAAAGTCTACTCGGGCAAGTCTGCGCTACGCCGACGTCTCACCGAGTGCACCGACCACCAGGGCCTTACCGAGGTTGAGGTCGGATATCTGCCCGTCAAGGAACAGCCAGTGATCAAGCAGGAGGTCATGCAGAGCGAGAAGTCGATCCGCAAGCTCATATCCCGGAACCTCAGAAAGGAGATCCATCCAGGGACCAAGCCCAGCATTGACTTCATCAAGAAGATCCTGGACGACGCCTACGAGTCGGGAATGCCGTACGACGTGAGTGATATTCGTCAGAAGGTTCTCACGTTCGCCATGAAGTCGACGCATCAGGCCGACTACTGCATCAAACTCGTCCAGGAGATGCATTTCTCCTCCGAGCATGATCACGAGGAGGAGTTCGAAGAGCCTACGGACGACACCCCCATCATATTCGACGTCGAGGTATTTCCCAACCTGTTCCTCGTGAACTGGAAGGTCCGGGGGTCGGACGAGATCCAGAGGATGATCAACCCGACGCCGAACGAAATCTCCGATCTTGCGGGGAAGAAGCTCGTCGGATTCAACAACCGTCGGTACGACAACCATATCCTCTACGGTCGGATGCTGGGGTACTCGAACGAGCAGCTCTACCATCTGTCCCGAAAGATCATCAGCAATCTCATCAAGGAAGGCTTCAAGGAAGCGTACAACCTGTCGTACACCGATATCTACGACTTCGCCGCCAAGAAGCAGTCCCTGAAGAGGTGGGAGATCGAGCTGGGAATCCATCACAAGGAGCTGGGCCTTCCGTGGGACGAGCCGGTTCCCGAGGACCAATGGGAGGAAGTCGCGGCATATTGCGACAACGACGTGATCGCGACCGAGAAGGTCTGGGATCACCTGGAGGCCGACTGGGAGGCCCGTCAGATCCTCGCATCGATCGCGGGTCTCCCAGTCAACTCGAGCACTAACAACCTGACCACCAGGATCATATTCCAGGGCCAGAGGAACACGCAGCAGTACCTGAGGTACACGGACCTATCCGAGTTGTTCCCGGGGTACAAGTACGAGTACGGCAAGTCGACATATCGCGGTGAGGAGGTCGGCGAGGGCGGCTACGTCTACGCCGAGCCCGGTTACCACGAGAACGTCGCCCTGCTGGATATCGCGTCGATGCATCCCACATCGATCGAGAACCTCCAGCTGTTCGGACCCTACACCAAGCGGTACAGCGAGCTCAAGAGGGCTCGTATCCTCATCAAGCACAAAGAGCTCGATGAGGCCCGCAAGGTTCTGAACGGTGCGCTGGCTCCGTATCTTGATGGCGAGTCGAATCTCGATGCGCTGGCCTATGCGCTGAAGATCGCTCTGAATTCGACGTACGGACTCACGGCCGCTAAGTTCGACAATCCGCTCAGGGATCCCCGGAACGTGGACAACATCGTCGCCAAGCGTGGTGCCCTGTTCATGGTCGACCTGAAGCATTTCGTTCAGGAGAAAGGATACACGGTTGCCCACATCAAGACTGACTCGATCAAGATCCCGAACGCCGACGATCGCATCATTTCGGAGGTATTCGAGTTCGGCCGTCGCTACGGCTACGTATTCGAGCACGAGGCCACTTACGATCGGATGCTGCTCGCCAACGATGCTGTGTACATCGCCCACGACAAGGACGGATGGCACGCAACCGGCAAGCAGTTCCAGGAGCCGCTCGTGTTCAAGACCATATTCTCCGGAGATCCTCTTGATCTCGAGGATGTCGCCCAGACACGATCGGTTACTACTCGCATGTTCCTCGAGTTCGGGGAGGATGACCGGAAGTTCGTCGGCCGTGTCGGGAGCTTCCTTCCTGTTGTCCCAGGTACTCCCGGAGCGGGTCGACTGGTACGAGAGAATCACAGAACGGACAAGGAGGGCAATGAGCTCATTTCCTACGGCGATGTCAGCGGTTGCAAGGGTTATCGCTGGCTGGACTACGAGGACGTCCAAGGAGACTGGCGCGACGTGTACGACGATCGATACGGCCGGCAGCTCGTTGATGCTGCCATGGACCAGATCAGGAAGTGGACGGACGTCGACGCCTTCCTGACAGTATGAATCGCGAGACGGGCAGGGCATATAATGAGACCCCCATCAGAAAGGAACTGACCATGTCCTGCCCCTCCGTCGCCCAGCAGTACGTCCTCACTCACCTCGCCGAGATGGGTGTTGGCCTCGCCGTTGCCACGTTCGCCTACTACGCGACACGCGACTTCTGCGTCCAGCACCGTCCCGATGCCACGAACGAGGACATGCTCGCCATGGCCAAGAACATCAGTGACACATTCACCACCAACTGAACAACTCACTCCTAGAACCCAACCCGGGTTCTAGGTTTCTCGAAAGGAACGAACGATGACTGAGTCGGTCTACGACGGCGCCCAGACCGCTGGCGATATTCTCTACGGCTACCGCAGCTACCTGAGGGTCGAGATGGTCAACCTCACCAACGAGGAGATCGAGGACCTGATCAAGAAGCTCAAGGAGTGCGCTGACAACAGCCACGGCCCCAGGAGGAACGAGGAGATCAAGGGACTCATCGATATCTGCCGCACCGAGCTCGACGAGCGTGACCTCGTGCGCTGCCTTGTGCAGGCGGGTCTCATCGTCGGGATCACCAACGTCGACGTCATTTCCGAGAACGACGTCCCGAAGGAGGTCTGAGATGATCTGCAAGAAGGACGTCGAGAGCGGTAAGGCCTTCTGGGTGGCCGCCATTTCCTCCCGGGTTATCTTGCCGAATGGCGAGGAGGCCGAGAGGAAGACTTACGAGCCTAACGGATGGTATCTCCTCGGCACGGATGACGAATACTGGCTCTACTTCGTCGAGGACATCCATCACGTCGCTTACAACATGGGTTCTCGAATGGTCGCATATCCGGTGGAGGAGCCCTATGCGATCTACGACAAGTCGAAGTACGAGTACGAGCTCAAGGACAACAGCATTGTCATCAGCGAGAAGAAGACTCTCGTGCAGAAATTTCTCAAGGTCACTTACCGAGGGAGGGCCGGCGTTGAGGAGGTTCTCAACGGTCTGGAGGAGGTCCTTGAGAGCTTCGACGAGAAGAAGCTGACTACTCTCCAGTACGAGCTTGACATGTTCCGTGAGGACTTAGACGACTTCCTCACCCCCGAGCAGGTCGAGTGGTTCGACAGACTGTACGATATCGTCGCATCCGAGCTCGACGCCCGCTGGCTGCTGAAGAAGCTCGAGGAGTACAATATCGTCAGGATCGAGAGGGGTGCCTGATGCTGCGACCCAAGCCCATCCCGGAAGAGCAGAGTCGAGCCATTCTCGATCAGTTCTACGAGATCGACGACATGGCCAACCAGATATCCCAGCACCTGGACTACCTCGAGTTCCTCCTCGAGAAGGCCGGGGTCCTGAAGGACAGGGCCAAGAACCACTACACGAAGCATGACTGGCAGCACATGCGATAGGAGGTACAGACTCTACTCGCCGCCCCATATCGTCGACCAGGTACTCACTCAAGTCTACTATCCAATAGAGAGGAATGAACCGTGCCATCGAACATATACACCATCAAGAACGCCAAGCTCCTCTTCCGCAACTTCGCGGGAGTCCAGGACCGCTTCGGCAACTCCGCCCGCACCTTCTGCGTCATCATCCCGGACGACGCCGTCGAGGATTTCCAGCGCGAGGGATTCAACATCAAGACCCTGAAGCCCCGCGACGAGACGGAGGAGCCCCTGCCCTTCATCAAGGTCAAGGTCAACTTCGGAGGCCGTCCGCCCAAACTCGTATCCATCCTGGGCAAGACCCGTACCCTGCTGAACGAGCAGACAGTCGGTGCTCTCGATTTCGCCGACCTTGAGCGAGCCGATATCGCCATCCGTCCATACCACGGTCGGACTCGAGCCGGCGTGGAGTTCTGCTCGGCATATCTTGACAAGGGCTTCTTCACCGTTGTGGAGGACGAGCTCGAGGCCATGTACGCCGAGGAAGAGGACGACGAGGAGGTGCCATTCTGATGTCTCTCGAGGTCAAGCTCTTCGTCCCTCGCCGTGTTGTCTGCGAGGCGGCTAAGATCACCGAGGAGAATCTCCAGAAGATCAGCAACTGGACTTCTGGAGACAGAGAGGTTCAGCGAAGTATCTACGAGGGAGCCATCGGCAAGTGGGTCGTCCGTCGTGGCGACAGCAAGTTCGAGCTCATGAGCGAGGGAGAACTCTGGGGACTCTACGAGCCGATCCTGCGCTGACAACCATATCCACGGAGGGCCCTGGGAAGACCTGGGGCCCTCCACCTGTCTTGAGAAAGGAACGAACGAATGCTCAAAAGACTCTACCTCCGCCTGTCCGGGGAGCGCACCTACATATTCGACGTCAACGAGACGGTCCACACCGAGAAGGGCGATGAGGAGACCTGGCTGGTCCGTGTCGAGCCCAATGATCTCGGCGTCTGCGAGGTCGTCATGAAGTCCACGGACTGCATATTCGACGTCATCGAGAACGAGACCCTGGTCGCCCAGAGAATCCAGCCGAAGGAGTGGAACGTCCTGGTCCACGCCTGGCCAAGCAATGGTCACTGGGAGCTCAAGGGTTCGGTAGACTGGCAGGACAACGGGGATCTCCTCGTGGACAACGGGTACGGATCCCAGTCATATCTGCCAGCCTGCATGTGCGACTTCGACGTCGACGAGGAGAACCGAACCATCACGGTTCGTCAGAAGGACTGAGGTCCTGTTTTTCGGTATTGTACTTGTGAGAAGGAGCGAACGATGACATTCACACTCATCCTCGAGGACGGCCGTGAGGTCAAGAGGAAGATCAAGGATTTCGACTACGAGGGCGATATCGCCGACCAGGACCCCAACGCGGCGATGGTCGTCACGGAGCTGGATGACAACCTGACATATCTGCCGCTGTTCATGTTCGTCTGCGAGGAGTGGACGGACGACGAGGTCGTTGTGATGGTCGACCGGGCATGAGAGCATTCACAATTGAGAGGCTCGAGACGAGCTGGATCATCCGCAAGGACCACGACATCATCGGAATGGCGAGCAGCTTCGGAGAGCTCGTCGATATTCTGGAGGATCTGAAATGAGCAAGGCCGTACCATCCACCAAGTCCTACAGGTACTTCCGAGACGGTCGCATCTGGTCCAAGAGGAAGAAGAAGGACGTCCCGATCGACGAGTCCCGCTTCGGACAGCCCTGCATCCATTTCTTCGTCGACCGCAGGATCCATATGCGTCTTCTGGACGAGCTCATCTGGGAGCACTTCAACCACACGGAGATCCCGCCATATCACGAGCTCCGGCATATCGACGGGGACGACTGGAACTGCTCCCTGGACAATCTCGAGCTAGTTGACCTGAGGGAGGAGTTCACACCGATCAAGAGATGGCCCGATTTCGGTGTCAGTAGGAACGGAGAGATCATCAATTTCGCCACCAACCACAGGATCGCCACCCGATTCCGCGAGGATCGCGATCAGATGGTCGTCTCGTTCCGAGCAGGGGGTCAGACTCGAACCATGTTGCTCAACGCGGTCGTCTGGCAGGCGTTCAACGGGGAAGTCCCGGATGGCCACCATATCGGCTACAAGGATGAGGACAAGGAGAATTGCTCTCTGGACAACCTCGAGCTGAGGAGGAACAAGGAGAAGCCGGTAAAGCCTCGTAGGAGCAGGTGGGACCCGGACGAGAACGGCTTCATGCCCATCGACTACTATATCAACATGAAGGACGGAGTGAAAGGAGCGGTCGAGAGTGGTATTCCGCAGCACTGCCGAGTCGTCCTGTGAGACATTCCGGGACTCGGTCGTCGACGACATCGAGGTGAGCGACCTCGGGAGGGTTAGGCGCATCTCGACGGGTCAGATCCTGGCCTCATATCGTCGGCCGAACGGGTACGTTCAGATCACGATCTGGGACCGTGGGATTAGACGGACGAAGTACGTCCAGAAGATGGTCTGGGAGGCCTTCAACGGCCCTCTGGAGCCCTTGCAGAGGGTTGCGCATATGAATGGCGACCGGACCGACAACAGGCTCTCAAACCTCTTCCTGGAGTCCCACAGCGACTCGATGAAGAGGGCGTGGGACGCCAAGAGGCGCCAGTGGGAGCATATCTACCAAGGAGTTCTGTGGTGAGCGAGTACAGGAGCCCGCACAACGACGGGCATGATCCGTATATCCTGATCTGGGAGTACGGAACCGAGGTTCAGCAGGCGGAGTTCACCGAGCGGTGGGCCGAGTACGAACCGGATACGGGTTGGACCGTCTGGTGTTTCCGCCTTGAGGATGGGCGGGTCATGACGTTCCGGGCTCTCGAGTGGGAGCAGAAGGACGATGTCAATCATCTGACGACCATTTATCTCACTCCGAAGCGGAAGGAGAATCCATGACACCCGCTGAACCGGTCATTCTGACCATCATTCGAGGGGCTGAGCGAATCTTCGAGAAAGAGGGTCACTACGACATCTGGACCTTCTCAAAGGACGGCGGTTCCGTGGTATCCATCAGGGACTGCATCACCGACAAGATCCTATTCGACGAGCTTCCAATCGGATCCATGGCCGTGACAGCACCATTCGTCTATATTCAGACCAAGAGGGTCTGAACCTTGGGGCCGGTTGATCTGTGGCCTCACCAGGTCGAAGCTGTGAAGAACCTGGGAAATGGCTGTATATTGACTGGGAAGCCGGGCTCGGGGAAGTCGGTTGTCGCCCTCCAGTACTACATCGAGAGAGTGCTGGGGGTGCGGCATCCGGCCGATCTGGGCCGCAGGCTCGCCGAGGGGCCCCGTCTGGTCATAATCACCACCGCTCGGAAGAGGGACGACCTCGACTGGCAGGGGGATGTGGCCTTGTACGGGCTCACGCACTACACAACGGTTGATTCCTGGAATAACATCAGCAACTACCGCAACATCCGTGACTCCTTCATCATATTCGATGAGCAGAGAGCCATCGGAAACGGCAAGTGGGCGAAGACATTCGTCAAGATGGCCAGGAACAACGAGTGGATCATGCTGTCGGGCACTCCTGGGGATAATTGGCTGGACTACTGCCCGGTATTCGTGGCCAACGGCTTCTTCAAGAACCGCACCGAGTTCGAGAGGGAGCACTGTCAGTTCAACTATCGCGCCGGTTATCCTCGTCTCGAGCGATATCTTGGGCAGGGGAAGTTGCTTCGGTTGAGGAACAGGATTCTCGTGGACATGCCATTCGTCAAGAAGACGATCAAGAAGCGGACAGACGTTCCGGTCCCCTACGAGGAGAAGCCATATCGTACGATTCAGAAGTACCGCTTCGATCCGTACAAGGAGGAGCCCATCAAGAACGCAGGAGGCCTCTGTCATGTCTTGAGAAGAGTGACTAATGAGGATCCTGTGAGACTTGAGGCGGTGAGAGGGCTGTGCGAGAGGCATCCTCGGGTCATAGTCTTCTACAACTTCGACTACGAGCTCTTCATGCTGCGGTCACTGAGGGATATTCTGGGCGTTCCCGTCGCAGAGTACAATGGTCACAAGCACGAACCCTTGCCCGAAGGGCCTCGTTGGGTGTATCTAGTGCAGTACACCGCGGGGGCCGAGGCATGGAACTGCACCACCTGTGACACCATGATATTCTTCTCCCAGAACTACTCGTGGAAGGTCATGGAGCAGTGCGAGGGGCGAATCGACAGGCTGAACACTCCTTATTCAGTCCTGAACTACTACTACCTGAAGAGCCAGTCACCCATCGATCAGGCCATTTCGAGGGCGATTCGGGTCAAGGAGATCTTCAATGAGAGGGGTTTCTACGACTCTTTGAGCTGATTGTTGTACCACCCGTTGTACTACTTGGTATGACGGGTGGGCAACGATTCTGTTATTTGTGTGACTGGTGGTGAAAGAGGGGCACGTGTGATTTGCCAGTTTTTTTGCCAGTTTTGAAACAGACCTGGCAAACGGCCGAAATCTATTGTACTTGTGAGCCCGGATTTTGCCAGTTTTGGAGCGATTTGCCAGTTTTGAAACGGGGGTGGCAAGCAAACTGGCAACCACTTTTCGTTGGAATTGCAACGTTTTACCCCTCATTTTGCCAATTTGCCAGTTTTGTTCTGATCAGTAGGTGTTGAGTAAATTTTCTATATATAGAGAGTAAGAGAGAAAAAAAACTGACAAACTGTCACAAGGGTCTTGTACTTGTGGATCTAGTCTACTTGTGGCCGGGGTAGGGGTTCCGACGAGGCTTCTGGTGGCTGGACCCGTATCTCAAGCCTACAGGGCCCGGGGATCAGTGCATGTACAATAGACCGCGTCGCGAACCTTGATCATAATGAAGGAGATGGGACCTCCATATTTTGGACCCTCTTTTTCGCCATAGCCCCCACGGCTGATCATAACTACGCTACCCAGCAAGTTCACTCAATCACTACATAGTTGACGAGCACTGACCTTGCGCCATGATCAGTCGTGGGTATAATTCTTGACTCGAGGATAGACCCCATGCTCGAACGAGACTACCAGCGTGGCCTCATATCCAGGATCGAGGATCGCCTGCCCGGCTGTATCATCCTCAAGAACGACCCGAACCACAACCAGGGCATACCCGACCTGATCATCATATTCGGGTCCAAGTGGGCCGCGCTCGAGGTCAAGCGGAGCAAGGACGCTCCGCACCGACCCAACCAGGACCATTTCGTCGACAAGCTCGCCCAGTGGTCCTTCGCTTCATTCATATACCCGGAGAACGAGAAAGGAACGCTTGATGCTCTGGAACACGCACTCGAGGCTGGAGGGCCTCCACGCATTTCTGAGCGCCAGCAAGCACAGCTGGGTGAACTACGACGACGCCAAGCTGGGCGAGGCATTTCGAACGGCGCAGGCGTCGGCGATGGGGACCAGGCTCCACGCCCTGGCCGCCGAGCATATTCGCCTGAAGCTGCGGATGCCGAGGAACAAGGCCACCTTCAACGCCTACGTGAACGACGCCATTGGCTACGGTCTTGACCCCGAGGTCGTGCTGTATCACAGCGAGAACGCATTCGGGACCGCCGACGCCATCGGCTTCGACGAGAAGAAGCGCCTTCTGCGCATTCATGACCTCAAGACCGGCGTGACCCGCGTCAACATGGTCCAGCTCCATATCTACGCAGCCCTGTTCTGCCTGGAGTACGAGAAACTGCCCGGTGAGATCGACTTCGAGACCCGCATCTACCAGAATGACGATATCCTGGTCGACAAGCCGCAGCCCGACGACATCGCCCATATCATGGACAAGATCACATGGTTCGACAAACTCATCGAGGAGATCAAGTCTGAGGATTCCTGATGGAGTTGTGGAACGAAGCACGGGGTCAGGTCTTCGACCGGCATAAATTCCGAGTTCTCAAGCAGACCCCCGATTCTGCCGGATATCTTCGGGTTAAGCTGTGGATCGCCGGAGAACGCAAGAGTGTGTCGGTTCACCGATTGGTTGCTGATGCTTTCTATGATTGCGGCGTCGATGGGTGGGAAGTCAACCATATTGATGGCGACAAGACCAACAACCACATAGTGAATCTCGAGCTCACAACCAGATCGGGCAACATGATTCACGCATTCGAGCGCGGTCTTGCAGAGCCCTGTTATGCTGTGACTCGTGTGCGAATTCGCGAAACCGGGGAGATATTCCCGTCTACCGGAGCCGTTGATCGTTATCTCGGGGTTAGTCCGGGTAGCGTTTCGAAGACTCTTCGAGGGCTACAGCCCACATGCAAAGGGTACACGTTCGAACGCATTGGGGGTGAGGCCCATGACTCGTGATGAGCTGATGCACTACGGCACCAAGCGCCATTCGGGTCGTTATTTACCCTTGGGGATCCGGTAAGGACCCATATCAGTCGGCTCAGGGCTTCCTCGCCGAGAGGGACAAGCTCAAGTCGCAGGGCATGTCTGAGGTCGATATTGCCAAGGCCTGGGGCATGAGCACCACCGAGTACCGTGCTCTGAACAGCATCGCCCGTGCCGAGAAGAAGGCCGGCGATATTTCTCGAGCATCCAGGATGAAGGACGCCGGTCTTCCCAACACGGAGATCGGTCGACGCATGGGACTCAACGAGTCCTCTGTTCGTGAACTTCTCAAGCCCAACGCATCGTTTCGCAAGGACGAGATCACCCGGGTCAAGGACATATTGGCCGACGAGGTGAAGCAGAAGAAGTTCATCGAGTACGGTCTGGGGGTCGAGCAGAACCTCCAGTGCTCATCGACATCTTTGAAGACCGCCGTCGAGGCCCTCAAGGCCCAGGGATATACCACCCACGACGTCAAGGTCAAGCAGGCCAACAGCGATAACTACACCATTCTCAAGGTTCTGGCCCCGCCTGGGACCAAAGCCGCGGATATCCATGCCCACAGGGAGAAGATCCGCACTCCCGGTGTCGTCATCGACGAGAAGGGCATATTGTCCACCGGTCTCAAGACTCCTCGACCCATATCCTCGAAGAGAGTCAGCGTCAAGTACGCCGAGGACGGCGGAACCGACATGGACGGCGTTATTCTGATGCGCCGTGGAGTCAAGGAGCTCAGCCTCGGCGGCTCCAACTACGCCCAGGTGCGCATTTCCGTCGACGGAACGCACTACCTCAAGGGCATGGCCATGTACTCGGATGATATTCCGAAGGGTAAGGACATCGTCTTCAACACCAACAAGAAGAAGGGCACACCCATGATGGGCGGCAAGGACCACACGGTCCTCAAGCCCATGAAGGATGACCCCGATAATCCGTTCGGTGCTGTTGTTAAGCAGAGGATGTTCAAGAACCCCAAGACCGGCAAGAAGGAACTGAGCGCTCTCAATATTGTGAACGAGGAGGGCAAGTGGGATTCCTGGTCCCAGTCCCTGGCCTCACAGTTCCTATCCAAGCAGTCACCCAAATTGGCCAAGCAGCAGCTTCAGCTCACCAGGGATGGTAAGCGCAAGGAGTTGCAGGAGATCATGTCGCTCACGAATCCCGTTATTCGCAAGCGCATGCTCATGTCATTGGCCGATGACTGCGACTCGGCTGCGGTTCATCTGAAGGCGAAGGCTCTACCCGGCCAGGCTTCTCAGGTCATATTGCCGATGCCCCATCTCAAGAAGGGCGAGGTGTATGCTCCTAACTACCCTGACGGTAGCGTTGTTAGTCTCGTGCGTTATCCTCATGGCGGGACTTTCGAGATCCCTACGCTCACTGTTAACAACCGAGGCAAGAAGTCGAGACATATTCTTGGCAATGCTCGGGATGCTATTGGGATCCATCCTCATGTCGCTGAGCGCCTTAGCGGTGCTGATTTTGACGGCGACTCCGTCCTGGTAATCCCCAACAAGGGGAAGACCAAGATCCGATCAACCGCCCCACTCAAGGGACTCAAGGGCTTCGAGCCCAAGAGGACATATCCCGGGTACAAGGGAATGAAGCGGATGTCGGATACTCAGACCCAGATGGGTAAGGTGTCCAATCTTATTACGGACATGACCCTGAAGGGCGCCAGTGCCGACGAGCTGGCCCGGGCCGTCCGCCATTCCATGGTAGTCATCGATGCCGAGAAGCATAATCTCAACTACAAGCAGTCCGAGATTGATAACGGCATCGCCGCTCTCAAGCGGAAGTACCAGGGTGGCGCCGATAAAGGTGCGGCTACTCTTATTTCCAGGTCCAAGGGTGTCAAGTACGTCCCCCATCGCAAGCCCCGTAGTGCGGCGAAGGGTGGACCATATGATCCCAAGACTGGGAAGAAGGTCTACGAGGAGACCGGCGAGTCCTATATTAACAAGCAGGGCAAGCTGGTCAAGAAGCAGACCAAGTCCACCAGGATGGCCGAGACATCTGATGCCCGGCGGTTATCTTCCGGTACCCTGATGGAGGGTATTTACGCACAGCATGCCAATGAGTTGAAGGCCATGGCCAACGATTGCCGTAAGCGTGCATTGGCTACCCCCTCCATCAAGAGAAACCCCCGTGCTGCCAAAGCATACGCCCCCGAGGTTTCATCCCTCCGGGCCAAATTGAACAGGGCCCTCAAGGAGAAGCCCCTCGAGCGGCAGGCACAGCTTGTGGCACAAGGAGTTGTGCAGAAGAAACTTGATTCAAATCCAAATCTGAGCAAGAAAGAGCGCGCCAAACTGGAGGCCATGGCCATCAAGACGGCCCGTGAGAGGCTTGGTTATAATCGAGCTGGAACACGGATCGTCCCCACACCTCGTGAGTGGGAGGCCATCCAGAAGGGTGCTATTTCGAACTCGATGATGGAGCAGATCATGGCCAACTCCGATCTGGACACCATCAAGAGCCTTGCTCTGCCCAAGCAGAAGCTTGCTCTTGCTCCTCATCAGCGCTCTCGCATCGATTCGTTGCGCTCTAACGGAGCTACTACAGCAGAGATCGCTGACTCACTGGGCATCTCAGTAGCTAGAGTCAAGGAGTACTTGCATGGCTAGGAGAAAGCTCTCAGAACACCGCCCACAGACCTCTAGAGGAGGTGTATAGGCCATGCTACGCCTAGCACTGACTACTGAGGACAATCCTTACGATCCTTTCGATGAGTTCGACGAATGGTTTGCATTTGACGTGAGTCAAGGCTACCACACCTGTGCCTACCTAGCACGGGTCACTACCACTAACACTGAGCTCTCGGAAGCAGATCAACTCGAAGCGACGAATGAAGCGATTCAAGAGATCATGAAGTACAACTTGACTGGAAACTATCAAGTTGTCGAACGCGAAGTTTCGTGATCTTTCGTCCATTTCGTCCATTCTGAACTTCGAAAGAGGGGGGAGAGGGTCCGCAAAAAGGCCCACCCCCCGTCATCGGCCCGCACCCGGCATTTTCCCCGGAGGTGTTTTTGGGCAGTATGAGCCGGGGTTTCGGATAAGACAGGACGACATGTGTCGTTGGGGTCTTCTTGCGTTCGTTCCTTTCTACCCAACGAGGGGTACGCAAGTCGTCCTGTCCTACCTGAAACCCCGGTTCATATCCAGTAAAGGAACCCGGAATAGGAGAGAACTCCGTGGCAAGGGCCAAGAAGTCACCCAGAGGACGGGCCGCCACTCCGGAGCAGCAAGAGAATCGACTCATGTCGCTCGCAGTCCAGCGAGCCGAGGAGATGCTACTGGACGGCACGGCTCCTCCTTCCATCATCACTCACTACCTCAAGCTCGCCACGAGCCGTGAACGGCTGGAGCAGGAGCGAATCAGGGCCGAGAACGACATGCTCAAGGCCAAGGCCGATGCTCTGGCTGCCTCAGCTCGAGGCGAGGAGGCCTACAAGGAGGTTCTCGAGGCGTTCAAGTCCTACGCCGGGGGAGGTGTGGGTCTTGAGTCGGATTCGGACCTATAGTGAACTCTCTCGCATCGAATCCTTCGAGGATCGTTACGAATACCTGCGTCTCAATCAGGATCCAGGTGATCAGACCTTCGGTTTCGAACGGTATCTGAACCAGACCTTCTATCACTCCACCGAGTGGCGGCAGGCAAGGCAGAAGGTCATCCTTCGAGACGACGCATGCGACCTCGGGGTCCCAGGTCACGACATCTACGACAAGATTCTCGTTCATCACATGAACCCGATTCGGCCTGAGGACCTCGAGGGGGAGTTCAATCCCGACATCCTCGACCCCGAGTACCTGATCTGCGTGCGACACGACACACACAACGCGATTCACTTCGGCGATGCGAGCCTGTTACCCAAGTCTCCTGTCGAGAGAACGCCGAATGACACGATACCCTGGAGGTGACCGTGGCTGACTCGATACTCAACGACATCAAGAAGGCCCTCGGCATCGCTGAGGACTACACGGCCTTCGATCAGGAGATCATCCTCCACACAAACACGGCGATCATGTTCGCCGAACAGCTGGGTCTGCCCTCCTTCAAGATCACCGGCAAGACGGAGACGTGGGATCGGTACCTTACGGGCGTCACGAAGAATCTCGAGGCCGTCAAGACGTATCTGTACCTGCAAGTCAGGCTCGTCTTCGATCCTCCCGCCAACTCGTTCGTCGTGACGGCGATCGAGAAGCAGCTTCAGGAGTACGCCTGGCGCATCAGCATTCAGAAGGAGATCCCATGAGCGACACACTCGCGCACTACGGGGTCAAGGGGATGCGCAGGGGCACTCGGAAGAGCCGTGAGGAGCGGAATGCTGAGCGCCGTGCCAAGTATGAGGCCAAGCTCAAGGCGAAGTATGGCATCGACGATGTCGGCAAGATTGAGAACTACCTCAAGAAGCGCAAAGAGCACGCGGAGAAGGTCAAGAACTGGCGCCTGGCCAACCAGCGCAACCGTCAGTTGACTGCTACGGAGCGTCGAGAAAAGTACTACGGCGAGCTGGACCGCGGGAAGCTGGGCAAGACGTACTCCACGGACGCCACACTCGCCGAGGCTGCCCGTAAGTTCTACAAGAAGGGGCACAACAAGCGTATGAGCCACTCAGAGTTTATGCACTTTGGTGTTAAAGGTATGAAGTGGGGCGTCCGCAAGTCACGCATCAAGAATTCCAAGAAGTGGACCTCCAAGAAGCAGGCCAAAATAGACGGTATGTCCGACGATCAGCTGAAGAAGGCCAACAACCGGCTTCGACTGGAGAAGGAATACAAGCAGCTGACTCAGACCAAACTCGAGAAGTATCGCAAACGGGTTGGGAAAGCCGCCGAAGAGGCCGCCTTCAACACCTTGCAGAATGCACTTCAGAAGGGCTTCAAGTCAGCAGCCAGCAGAGGAGGGTCCGCTGCTATCAAGGGCGCCAAGCGATTCAAGCACTCGGAGACAGGAATGTCCAGCAATATCTTCTTCATCGACGAGGACGAGGTCCTTTCTCACCATGGCGTTAAAGGCATGCGTTGGGGCGTTCGTAAGCAGCGTCCCTCCGGAGGCGCCGGTCCGTCCAAGAAGCGCAAGGGTCTTTCGCGTAACCAGAAGCGCGCCATCGCTGGAGCACTCGGCCTCGCTGCCGGAGTCGGCACTGGTATTTATCTGCAAAAGTCCGGTAACGGCAAGAAGCTAGCTGGACTGGCGAAGAAGCAGGGTGCCGCTGCTAAGAAGTTCGCCCAGGGAAAGGGTCGCAACCTCGGCGCTCAGGCTCGTGTCAAGAAGGCTCAGGCCAAGCGCTTCGCCAAGGCGCAGTCCGCGAATGCCAAGGGTGCGGCCGAGAAGCTGAAGACCACCAAGGCTGGTAAATACGCCGAGGCCACGCGCCTCGGTGCTAACGCTGCCAAGTTCAAGGCGGGGGCTACTGCTCGTAGCGCCGGATACAAGGCCAAGAACCAGGCCTGGAAGGTCGGTAATACCGCGCGCAATGCGGCTAAAGGCGGAGCCAGTGGTGTTAAGGCCGCAGCCGGATCCGCTGCACGTACAACAAAGTCCAAGTTCGGCAAGAAGGCTCCTAGTAAGGCGCTTTCCACCGTGGTTCGCTCGGGAGGAGCCGGTCGGCGTAAGCTCGCCGTTTCCGGAACCAAGGTCGTTGGCGGCGGGAACAAAGCTCTCGCCAAGAACCTTGCGAAGATCGGCGCGGTCGGGGTAGGAGCCCACGCGACTGGGGTTGTTGCGGGTCGCGCGGCGGCTAAAGCCGCGGGTAAGAAGCTTGAGTCCACCGGTAAGCGCAGGCGGGCTCAGAAGCGTCGCTGACCATGCTGTCGAATACCGCTACCCCGCGATATTACGCAGAGTTCCGAGATGATGTCCTCGCAGGTCGGATCCCGGTCTGCAAGGAGATCGAGATGGAGATGAACAGGATCGATGATCGGATTCGCAATCCCGGTTTTTATTACGATAGCGACGCTGTGGAGGGATTCATCCGCTTCGCGGAAGCGGAGATGACTCTCACCGACGGATCTGATCTTCGCCTGCTCCCTAGCTTCAAACTCTGGGCCGAGGAGATCTTCGGCTGGTGGTTCTTCACCGAGCGATCGGTCTATGTCCCCAACAAGACGAACGCCGGCGGCCATTTCGAGAAGCGCCGGGTGAAGCAACGCCTCATCAACAAGCAGTACATCATCGTCGCCCGAGGTGGGGCGAAGTCTCTATACGAGACACTCCTTCAAGCCTATTTCCTGACGATCGACACGTCGACCACCCACCAGGTGACGACCGCGCCGACCATGAAGCAGGCGGAGGAGGTCATGCAGCCCTTTCGCACTGCCATCACCAGAGCCAAGGGTCCCCTGTTCGATTTCATGACGCAGGGGTCTCTTCAGAACACGACCGGCAATCGAGCGCTTCGCCAGAAGCTTGTCCCCACCAAGAAGGGGATCGAGAACTTCATGACGAACAGCCTGCTCGAGGTTCGCCCCATGTCCATCGACAAGCTTCAGGGTCTTAGGACCAAGATGAACACGGTGGACGAGTGGCTGTCCGGCGATATTCGAGAGGATGTCGTTGGTGCCATCGAGCAGGGGGCGTCCAAGGTCGACGACTGGCTCATTCTGGCCGTGTCCTCGGAGGGCACTGTCAGGAACTCGGCGGGCGACAACATGAAGATGGAGCTTCTCAACATCCTGAGGGGCGACTACTCGGATCCGCACACGTCCATCTTCTACTATCGGCTCGATGACCTTAAGGAGGTCGCGGATCCGTCGACGTGGCTGAAGGCCCAACCGAATCTCGGCGCCACCGTATCCTACGAGACTTATCAGCGAGATGTCGAGAGGGCGGAGCACGTGCCTGCGGCCAGGAATGACATTCTGGCCAAGAGGTTCGGCATCCCCATGGAGGGGTACACGTACTTCTTCACTTACGAGGAGACCCTGCCGCACAATCGTCAGGATTTCTGGGGCATGCCGTGCTCCATAGGTGTCGACCTCTCGCAGGGCGATGACTTCACTGCATTCACATTCTTGTTCCCCCTCAGCCGGGGCAGGTTCGGCGTCAAGACGCGCTGCTACATTTCTGAGCGCACCATGCTGCGTCTCCCGGGGGCCACTCGTCAGAAGTATGAGGAGTTCCTCCAGGAGGGCTCACTCATGGTGCTCGAGGGTACGGTTCTTGACATGATGAACGTCTACGAGGACCTCGAGGCGTTCGTCACCTCCTGCGAGTACGATGTGCGCTGTCTCGGGTTCGACCCGTACAACGCCAAGGAGTTCGTCACTCGCTGGGAGAACGAGAACGGCCCGTTCGGGATCGAGAAGGTGATTCAGGGATCCCGGACGGAGTCCGTTCCTCTAGGCGAGATCAAGGACATGGCGGAGGACCGTAAACTCCTGTTCGACCAGTCCATGATGACCTTCACCATGGGAAACGCCATCACCCTGGAGGACACCAACGGGAACCGCAAGCTCCTGAAGGCCCGACGGGAGAACAAGATCGACTCGGTCGCCGCTCTGATGGACGCCTGGGTCGCATACAAACTCAACAAGGACATGTTCGACTAGGAGGTGGAGGTCATAGGACTGCGAGACAGATTACAGCACGCCTACAACGCCTTCACTGGCAAGGACATCAGCCGGTCGACCCTCGGCCCTTCCTACACGGTACGGGCCGACAGGCTCGCACTCGGTTGGACGGCCGACAAATCGATCATCTCGTCCCTGTTCAACATGATCGCAATCGACGTGTCCGCCACGCCGATCCGGCATGTCGACACGGCTCAAAATGGAACCTTCATCGGGATCCGGCGCTCGGCTCTCAACGACTGCCTGATGCTCGAGCCGAACATCGACCAGAACGGACGCGCCTTCATCCAGGACGCCGTACTGTCACTGTTCGACGAGGGTGTCATCGCGATTGTTCCAGTCGAGTCAGACCTGGATCCGAGGACGAACAACAGCTTCGACATCAAGCAGCTCCGTGTCGGACGGATCACCCAGTGGTTCCCCGAGAACGTTGAGGTTGAGGTCTACAACCAGACTACCTCGAACAGGGAACGGGTTATCCTGCCGAAGCGAACGGTGGCCATCGTCGAGAACCCTCTTTACGAGGTGATGAACAAGCCCAACTCGACCCTCAAGCGACTGAGCCGCAAGCTCTCGATGCTGGACCTGGCCGACGAGAAGACGTACACCGGTAAGCTGGACATCATCATCCAGCTCCCCTATGTCGTCAAGACCGAGGCCATGCGTCAGCGGGCTGAGAACCGCATCCAGTCCATCGAGGACCAGCTCGGCAAGGGTGGACACGGGATCGCCTACACCGACGGCTCCGAAAAGATCACGCAGTTGAACCGCCCGGCGGAGAACAACCTGCTCGATCAGATCAAGTTCCTCACCGCCGAGCTCATGAGTCGACTGGGGATCTCGGAGGACGTCTTCAAGGGCACTGCGACGGAGATCGTCTGGACGCACTACTGGAACCGGGCCGTAGAGCCCGTACTTTCGGCTCTCGCCGACGGGATGAGCAAGGCCTTCCTCACGAAGACCGCGCGCACCCAGGGCCAGGCCGTGCAGTACATCCGCGACCCGTTCAAGAACGTTCCTCCGAGCCAGATCGTCACATCCCTGGACACCATGCTCAGGGACCAGGTCATCACGCCGAACGAGGCCCGTACGAGGATCGGCCTTCCGCCGTCCCCGAACGAGCAGGCGGATCAGTTGCAGAACCCGAACATCAACCCACAGATGGGTGACACCTCCCTGGACGGCGAGGGGGCTGCCGCGGACTCCGGTCCTGATGTTCAGTCAGTGCTCAGCATGCCGATGAGCCAAGTCAGAGGAGAAGGATGAAGTTCGACTTCAGTGGCTGGGCCACTAAGAACGACCTGACCTGCTCCGATGGACGCACTATCAAGCACAATGCGTTCAAGGAGAATGACGGCCAGCGCGTGCCGCTTGTGTGGCAGCATGGGCACAACGCCGTCGACAACGTTCTCGGGCACGCACTGCTCGAGAATCGAGATGAGGGTGTTTACGCCTACTGCGCTCTGAACGACACTTCCGCGGCCGACAACGCCAGGGAGCTCGTCAAGCACGGCGACGTCAAGGCTCTCTCGATCTACGCCAACCGCCTCGACCAGCGAGGGGCTGACGTTATTCACGGCAACATCGTCGAGGTTTCCATGGTCCTGTCCGGGGCCAACCCGGGCGCCTTGATCGACAACGTTGCTCTGGAGCACTCGGATGGTTCATGGACCGAGTCCGAGGAGGAGGCCATCATCTACTCCGGCCTCACGCTCTCGCACGATTCCGGAGACACAACGGAGGACACAGAATCCATGGGCAAAGACGAGGCTTACGACGAGGACGACCTCACGGTTGCCGATGTCCTCGAGACTCTCGACGACGACCAGCGTCTGGCTGTTGCGGCCCTTATCGAGGAGATCAGCGGTGACGTTGATGACGATGAGGACTTCGACGACGAGGACGAGGAGTTCGATGAGGACTATGACGAAGACTACGAGGAGGACGCCGAGCACGGCGACTCTGGGGGTGATACTCTGATGCATTCCAACATCTTCGAGGGCGACGCTCGTAAGAACATGGGCCCGCACCTCACTCATGCCGATGAGGAGCAGATCTTCGCTGAGGCCCGTATGCCCGGCATGACGCTCCGCACCGCCGTACTGGCTCACGCCGCGGACTACGGCATCAAGAACCCGGAGCTTCTGTTCCCGGACGCCACCAACCTGGACCCGGAGCCCCAGCGTGTCATGCGTGAGAACTCCTGGGTCTCCAGGGTTCTCCAGGGCGCCAAGCACACCCCCTTCTCCCGCGTCAAGACCCAGTGGTCCAACCTGACCGCTGACGACCTGCGGGCCAAGGGTTACGTCAAGGCCAGCCGCAAGAAGGACGTCGTCTACGAGGTCGCCAACCGGAAGACCGAGCCGACGACCGTTTACAACAAGACGAAGATCGATCGTGACGATGTCCTCGACATCACCACGTTCAACGTCGTTGCCTGGATGCAGCAGAACCTGCGCTACTCCCTCGAGGAGGAGCTGGCCCGCGCCGTCCTGATCGGTGACGGTCGTCAGGTGTCCGACGAGAACAAGATCAAGGAGGCCAACATCCGCCCCATCTGGACGGATGACGAGCTCTTCTCCCACAAGGTTCTCATCGACAAGGACGCTAAGACCCCCGACATCATCGACGCGGTCCGTCGGAGCCGGAAGTTCTACAAGGGCTCCGGTTCTCCGGTCCTGTTCACCACGAACGGGTTCGTCTGCGACATGCTCGAGATCAAGGACCTCAACCAGCGCTACGTCTACGAGACCAAGCAGGCCGTCGCCAACGCCCTGAACGTCTCTGACGTCATCGAGGTCGAGGTCATGGAGGGCGCCAAGCGCGATGTCGGCGGTAAGACCCAGAACCTGCTCGGCATCATCGTCAACATGCAGGACTACACCATGGGCTCCGACAAGGGCGGCGAGACCTCGTTCTTCGAGCAGTTCGACATCGACTTCAACCAGCAGAAGTACCTGCTGGAGGCTCGTTGCTCGGGCGCGCTGACCAAGTACAAGTCCGCGATCGTCATCGAGAAGGCCACGGCCTGATTCGGTCAAAATGGCAAGATTCTTCGGAAGCATAGGCTACGGACACGCCGTCGAGACATCTCCCGGCGTGTTCGAGGACAAGATCACGGAGAGGGAGTACTACGGGGACGTCAACCGCTCCCAGAAGCAGTACGACGGAGAGGCAAAAGTCATCCAGAATCTCCGCCTCAACAACGAGATCTCCATCGTGGCCGACTCCTACGCCGAGGAGAACTTCTTCGCCATCAAGTACGTGAGGTGGATGGGGGCGCGCTGGGTCGTCACGAATGTGGAGGTCCGTCGCCCCCGCCTCATCCTCAACCTCGGAGAGGTGTACAATGGCCCAACGCCTTGAGTTCCACAACAAACTCATCACAGCGCTGGGCTCTAGGAACGTCTACTTCCAGCCCCCGGAGTCCGTCCAGCTCACCTACCCGTGCATCGTGTACGAACGGAGTCGAGCCGACTCGAAGTTCGGCGACAACGCCAATTGGATGTACACACCGCGCTATTCGGTCACCCTCATCAGCAGGAATCCCGACGAGCCGGTGCTCGATGCCCTTGCGGCCATGCCGATGTCTACCTTCGAGAGGCACTTCGTGGCGCACAATCTTCATCACGACGTGTTCAACATCTACCAAGGAGTATAGATGGCTGTCCTGACCTGGGACGAGACGGGCAAGAAGTTCTACGAGACTGGTGTGGACCGCGGTGTCCTCTTCCCCGTCGACCTGGCCACCGGTGCTTACGCCAAGGGCGTTGCCTGGTCCGGTCTCACCAACGTCACCGAGACTCCGAGCGGCGCGGAGCAGACTGACCTGTACGCCGACAACATCAAGTACCTCTCCCTGACCTCGGCCGAGACGTTCGAGGGCAAGATCGAGGCCTACACCTACCCGGACGAGTGGCTCCAGTGCGACGGTTCCGCCGTTGTCGACAAGGTCGTCATCGGCCAGCAGGACCGCTCGACCTTCGGCCTGGCGTACCGCACCATTAAGGGCAACGACCAGAAGAAGAACAACTACGGCTACAAGATTCACCTGCTCTACGGCCTGAACGCCTCTCCTTCTGAGCGCTCCTACGCCACAGTGAACGACTCGCCTGAGGCGATCACCTTCTCCTGGTCCTTCAAGGGTACCCCGGTCAACGTGACCGGCCACAAGCCCACCTGTGTCGTCACCCTCGACTCCACGGTTGTCGGCAACAAGGGCATGACCGCCATCGAGAAGCTGATCTGGGGCGATGGCGCTACCGAGTCCAAGCTCCCGACCCCTGACGAGGTCATCGCCGCCGTCAAGGCTGCGGTCTGATCGCTCCCACGGACCCCGTGATCCGCTCCGGGGTCCGTGGTGACTTCCAGGGAGGAACGAATGCTGACGATTCACGTCGTCGGGGATGAGCTCTACGACGAGGATCGGAACGAGTTCATCAACGGCTTCGAGGGAGACCTCGAGCTGGAGCACAGTCTCGTCGCTCTGTCAAAATGGGAGTCCAAGTGGCATGTCCCGTACCTCGGCAACGAGAAGCTAACCACGGATCAGGTTCTGTACTACGTCAAGTGCATGACCTTGAACGAGATAGACCCCGTCGCCTACTCGCACCTGACTCTCGAGAACATCCAGGCCATCAAGGACTACATCGAGAACAAGATGACGGCCACGACATTCGTCGAGACCGAGGGATCCAGCCCCGATCGAGGGGTCGTCACGTCGGAGCTCGTCTATTATTGGATGGTGGCTCTACAGATCCCGTTCGAGTGCCAGTACTGGCACATCAACAGACTACTCACACTCATCCGAGTGTGCAACGCGAAGAACCAACCCGATAAGAAGATGTCGACCGCCGCCACACTTCGACAGAATCAGGCTCTGAACGCGGCGAGACGGGCCAAGTATCACTCACGAGGTTAGTATGCCTGGCGTAACCCCTCTGATTCACACCACTGTGCGCGGCGAGTCCAGTCCGTTCAGCACGGTTTACATCTCCCCAACCAACGGTGTCACAGACGCCTCGGTCACGCTTGGATCGAATCCCAGCTTCGAGCTGGATGTCGCTTTCTACGCAGGCTCCAAGGCCCTGCTCAAGGTCGTTCGCCGTGACGGTACTTCTGACCAGAAGATGATCGACCTCAAGGAGTCTATGCCCGAGAAGGTCGTGTGGTTCAATACCCGAGCTGGCTCTGGCTACGGCACGTTCGACACTGGATGGATCAAGTGCCCTGATAACAACGCCTACGTTTACCGCGTCATGGCGGGTCAGGTGTACGTCAAACGCAATAGCGACTGGCAGACTCAGGACCTTAATGGAACGAGGGACGTCAAGGTTGTCGACCTCCCCAAGGAGATCCAGGTTCGAAGCCGGACGACGTTTGTTCTCCCTAAGGGGGACTACACGGACGACGGGTCCATCATCGAGATCTGGCCCGGAGATGCGACGACGCCCCCGCGTGTCCGTGCGCAGCTCAAGGCCAACGGCGCTCGGATCATCCCGGTGCTCTTCGCCCCCATCGAGAACTCCAACGGTTGAAAAAGGTCAAAATGACTGTATCTCAGTACGCAGCATCCTGTGCTAGGTATTACGCCGACGTCGCGGATGTCGGCTACTCCCAGCCGGACCGCTGGACTTTCTACGACCAGTCCGATTGGGACGGCTGGCTCGTCCAGTCACCCGCCAATGCAGACTGCTCGGCACTCGTCGCCGGCTGCTACAACCTCGCAGCCCACCACGAGTGGGGGGAGCCCTTCACCGCCGGCTATTTCCCAAGGTCGACCTGGACCGGATCGATGCGCGACGAGTGCGCACAGCGGAACTTCGCCGACATCTCCGACCAGTGGACTGGCAACGAGCCCGACGGCGGGTTCGAGATCGGTGACATCGTTCTGTCCGAGGAGGCCTCGGGCGGTCGTGGACATGTTGCTATGGTCACAGGACTCGGTCCGACCATTCTGTCCGAGGCATGGATCGCCGAGGACGGCTCGATCGACGGATACCTCGGCGACCAGACCGGTAACGAGGTCCGGTCCATCGAGTACAATCAGCATCCATATACTCAGGCCGCCGCTTGGACACACTGCCTTCGCAGGCGGGACAACCACGGCTCCAGTGCCCCGTCTCACCGCGAGGAGAACGGTGCGGCCACTTCTATCCAGGATGCGGTCCTCCGTGCGGCTGACGCCGTCGGTTGTCCCTGGTGGGCCGCCCTCGGCGCGCTCAAGATGGAGACCGGTGAGGCCGGAGCCAATATTTACGGCCACGACGCCGGAGGCGCCTGCTCCGGCTGGGGCGAGGTGACGAGGGACAACTTCCTCAACTACTTCTGGCCCGTTGTCTCGGAGTGGGGCACCTCGAACGGCGTCGGACCGCTCCAGGTCACATATAACGGATATTTCATCAACGATCCGAACAGGGAGTGGTGGGATCCGCAGAAGTCCTCCGAGGTCGGCTGCGCCATTCTCAAGGGACTCATTCAGTCCGAGGGCGATTCCTACGAGGACCTCAAGCGAGTCGGTTCTCGATACAACTCTGGGTCCGCAGACGGGGCTTATGAGGCTTACGGCATTCCGTTCTCCGAGGCATGCCGATACTGGTACGACAAAGGCCGTCCGAGCCAGGGCTCGAGCGACGGCGGAGAGGAACTTGAAGTGTCATACGCCACCGATCTTCTCGCTGAGATGAAGGATCGTCTCGTCGAGATCTCCGATCAGACCGGTGCCGGCATCGCTGGTCGTCGTTTCGACGGTCCGCTCGTCGGCTGGCTGAAGGATATCTCCTACAAGCAGGACAAGCTCCAGAAGTCTCTTGACGAGATCAAGGACAAGCTCGGCGAGAGCAAGTGAGGTCGTCATGCCTTACTGCCATGTGAAGGGCGACATTCCCCCGTTCGCCACTCTCACCGTCGACCCCGATGACGGCCCGACCTACGTCGACACCGCGGGCGAGAACGGCAAGATCGAAGGCATGGTATGGTTCTTCCGCAACACCAATGCTCGCCTCTTCCTGGATGACCAGGGCTGGCCCGCCACGAAGACGGTCAAGCTCTCCGAGGACGACATCGTCGACGTCACTATCAAGAGCAACCGTCCCGCTGGTGGCGGAGGAGGGGGCAACGGGAACGTCATGATCCTCGGTCGAGAGGAGCAGGTCCCCGCCGGCACACCGCCTAATACGGTCATCGTACGAAAGGTCTGATCATGGCGTCTCCCATGAAGGGTATCGCAGTCTCCAAGAATCCGGACGAGAAACTCAGCGTTCCGTCGGCCGCAGGGGACTGGGCACTGCTCATCGTGGGCGGTCAGCTCAACCACATGCAGGACTGCACCCCGGATGGCTGGACGGGCAAGTACGCCGAGGGCGAGGACATCCGGTCCTGCACTGCGGCAGTCAAAATGGTTGCGAATTCTGCCGACACGCAGAATGTTGCGTGGAAGTCCAAGAACGCCACATACGCGGCACGCTGCTGCGCCGCCTTGATTGTCCTAGATGGGACCAAGGTGAAGCAGCTCGTGCCGCGTACGCCGGAGAAGGAGTCGACGGGTTGGCAGAACGGGCCGTTCCCGCAGATCACTGGGTTCGTCCAGCACGACGTCAACACAGCAGCGGTCGGAAAATTCCCGGCCAATGTCGAGTCGATCACCAACGGAGCCTGGGGGAAGGCCACGGACAAGTCCTGGTCCTCGATTGTCGTCGGTTACGCTCAGTCCGCGTACACACCGCCAACGGATACCGGCATCAAGGTCCGATTCGGCGTCGACGTCCGGCTTCAGGAGCAGAACGACTCGCTGGATCCAACACTCGCCGACGGTTCCAAGATCGGCGTTGTCGTCTGGGATGGGGTCAAGGAGATCGGGACGCTCACGATGAGGGCGATTCCAGAGGGCGCTAAGACGATCACTGAGCTCCTCAGGACTCCGCATTTCATTGTGGCGCACCGGGGCGGATCCCTGTCCTGGCCCGAGCACACGGAAGTCGCCTACACCCAGGCCGTCGACTACCACGCGCACGCGCTCGAGTTCTCGGCTGCGCGGAGCAAGGATGGTGTATGGTTCGGCTGTCATGATCAGAGCATGAAGCGGCTCGTGCCGGCTCTGATCAAGAATGCCGACGAGTATACCTGGGCCGAGATCAAGGCCGAGGCTTCCAAGACGCAGTATATGCCCGCCACGGTGGACTGGCTGGTCGACAAGTATAGCAAGAGCCACGTCATCGTCTTCGATCCGAAGTACAAGATGGCTATGTGGAAGGACGTCTGCAATATGTTCAAGGGCATGGAGCAGCGCGTCATCATCAAGGCGTATTTCGATTCCAAGTGGATGTTCGACATGGTTCGAGCTCGCGGTTTCAAGACCTGGGGCTATGCCTACAACTCGGACATCACCAAGACGGCCTACGCGGACTTCCTCAAGGGGAACGTCTGCGATATTCTGTCCATGGAGTTCGATGCGCCCCAGACCACCTGGGATCCACTGAAGGCCTCAGGACTCCCAACCGTTGCGCATATTCCCGCCACCGCCGACAACCTCAAGGTAGGATGGTCTCGAGGAGCCATGGGCGCCATTGTGGCCGGTATCGCGGCGTCCTGCGAGAGGGCCGCATGAGTCCAGCGTTCACGCTGGAGATCGATTCGAGGATGGATACGGGGAAGTGGCTCGAGAGACTCAAAGAGGGCCGCTTCTTCGATTTCCTCGATGATTGTGGACAGGCCGGGGTTGCCGCGTTATCCGCTGCGACTCCGGTCAGGTCCGGTTACACTGCATCCTGCTGGTCCTACGAGATCAAGCGGAGCGCCAACAGAGTCTCATTGGTCTGGAACAACTCCCACGTTGAACAGGGTGTCCCGATAGCAGTCATATTACAGTACGGGCATGGCACCAGAACCGGTGGCTATGTCCAGGGCGTGGATTATATAAATCCGGCGCTCAGGCCTATATTCGACAGCATCGTCAAGCAGCTTGAAAGTGCGGTGAGAGGCTAGTGGCGTCCATCGAGGAGCGGGTGGTCTCGCTCAAGTTCAACAACGGCCAGTTCATGAACGGGGTTCAGGACTCCCTCAACGGAGTCAAGAAGCTCGAGGAGGGGCTGGCATTTCGCGGTGGTGTCGAGGGGATAAACCAGGTCTCCGCAGCCGCCAAGAACCTCAATTTCTCGGAGGCCCAGGCGGGTGTCGCCGAGACCACGAGCAGATTCTCTGCTCTTCAGTCGATCGCGTTCGGCGCACTCGCCAGCATCGGCGGCAAGATCACCGAGATCGGCTCCTCGATGCTCTCGAGCTTCACCGTTCAGCCGCTTATCGATGGTATGAAGGAGTACGAGCTCCAGCTCAACTCCGTTCAGACCATTCTGGCCAACACTGCCCAGAAGGGCGAGACGATTCAGACCGTGAACGCGGCTCTGGACCAGCTGAACACCTACGCGGACCAGACGATCTACAACTTCGGTGAGATGACGTCAAATATCGGTAAGTTCACCGCTGCCGGTATCGGTCTGGACGACTCGGTCGCATCGATTAAGGGTCTGGCGAACTGGGCAGCCGTGGCCGGAGCCAACTCCGAGGCCACCTCGAGAGCTATGTACCAGCTTTCGCAGGCCATGGCCGCTGGCACGGTCAAGCTTCAGGACTGGATGTCCCTGGAGAACGCAGGCATTGCCACCAAGCAGTTCCAGGATCAGCTTATCCAGACTGCCAAGATCCACGGCAAGAGCGTCGACGAGATGATCGCCAAGGACGGGTCGTTCAGGCTCTCCCTCCAGGAGGGATGGCTGACCCAGGAGATCATGATGGAGACTCTCAAGCAGATGGCTGGGGAGTACTCCGATGAGCAGCTCGCATCCATGGGCTACACCGAGGAGCAGATCGCTCAGATCCAGGAATTGGCCAAGACTGGTATGTCCGCGGCCCAGGACATCAAGACGTTCTCCCAGTTGATGGGCGTCATCGGCGAGGAGCTCGGTTCGTCCTGGGGTCAGTCGTTCCGGATCATCTTCGGCGACTTCGAGCAGGCCAAGGCCCTGTGGACCCAGGTAGGCGCATTCCTCACCGGTCCGAGTGGTATCATCACCCAGATGGGCAACGCCAGGAACGCTCTCCTCCAGGGATGGGCGGACCTCGGCGGTAGAGAGAAGGTCCTCGAGGGGCTCGCCTCCCTGTTCCACGCCATGTGGGAGCCGCTCCAGCGCATCGGTCAGGCGTTCTCGCAGGTCTTCAGTGGTCCATCCGCCGAGGGTCTGTACAGTATCTCCGAGGCCTTTGCCAACTTCATGGCCAAGCTGGTTCCCAGCGAGTCGACTATCGAGTCCCTCGGCATGTACTTCGAGGCGTTCTTCCGAGTCATCAAAATAGGTGTCATGGTTCTGTCGGACTTCGGCAAGATCGTGGCGTGGATCGCCGGTGGAGCACTCAAGGGTCTTGGGGCTCTCATTTCCAGTCTCCGCGGGCACACCGCCGATTGGTCGTGGCAGCTCAGGGACCACGTCGTGGCTATTCAGGAGTGGTACGACAACCTGAATGTCGCCGAGAACGTCATCAAGGCCATCATCTGGACGGGCAAGGGTCTCAAGCGCATCTGGGAGAACTTCTCGGAGGGATTCCACGACGAGATCACTCCAAGCCTCAGGCGCCTCAGGGAGGCCTGGGACGCCTTGTGGGAGGCGCTGAAGTCTGCGGGCTCCGGCATCAAGGAAGCCGTTGTCGGGCCGTTCCGGGAGCTCAAGCAGGGCGCCCAGGAGGTTGGTCAGGCGCTCGGTATCGTCGGTGAGTCCACGGATGATGCGGGCGACTCCGCCGAGGAGAACGAGTCCAAATTCACCAAGCTCAAGAACAAGATCGTCGACCTGTTCGAGTCGGCCTTCAAGAAGTCCTACTTCTGGGGACAGCACCTGGCCGACCATCTTATTCCCGCCATCGAGAAGCTCACTAGTTTCATCAACTGGCTGACCGAGTGCATCAACAAGCAGGCGGTCGTCGTCGAGGACTGGTTGACTCCGAAGATGCGAACTCTTGCCGAGCTCTACGACGAGATCTCCACCAAGTTCAGCGAGTGGGCCGAGCAGATGAAGGACGGCCCCGATATCGCATGGTTGTCCTCCATCGGCGGCATTCTCAAGTCCGTGGGATCGGGTGTCTGGGGTGTCCTTAAGAATCTGGCGACCCTGAACTTCGACTTCGACGTCGAGCCGTTCAAGAAGGCCTTCAGCGACCTGAAGACACTCATGGGTGAGTACGCCGAGTCCGTCAAGTACGGCTGGAGCACTACCAAGGACTTCATCGCCAACCTCGAGCTCAAGGACAAGGCCACCGCCGGCTGGAAGAACTTCGTCAAGCTCATCCAGGGCATCGGCAAAGTTCTCGGAGCCATCGGCAAGGTCGCTGTCGTCGCGGCCAAGGCCCTCATCGAGCCGTTCAAGGGCGCGTTCGGCGAGCTCAAGGAGATGGCCGACAACGGGGACTACACCGGTATATTCGACAGCATCCTGAAGGCCGGAGCCCTGGCCACGTTCATCGCCATGGCTCGCAAGGTCATATCCACCCTCAAGGAGTGGGGGCAGGCCGGATCCAACTTTGCAGGCATCCTCGGTAGTGTCAAGGACACCATTGATGCGTTCAAGGATTCGATGGAGGCCACGACTAGCAAGGTCAAGGCCACCACGATTCTCCTGCTCGCTGCTGCGGTCCTCGTTCTGGCGGGCGCCCTGTGGGTCGTCGCTCAGATCCCGGCCACCAAGATCATCATGGCCGGCTCTGCCCTTTATTTCATGTTCAACATGTTGAAGAAGGCCGAGGACGAACTGTCCGAGTCCAACGACAACAAGGACATGAAGGGCATGGCCAAGCGAATGCTGGCCCTGGTCGTATTGGCCGGGGTAGCGCTGCTCCTCGGCAAGGCCCTGAGTAACATTGGCTCCATGGACTGGGATGACATACTCAAGGGCGTCATCGGACTATACGCAGTCGTGAAGATGATGATATCCATGGCAGACACTACGACCAAGAGCAATGTCGATCTGCTCGCCTTCTCTCTCGTAGCAGTTCCTCTGGGTATCGGTGTTTGGCTGCTCGCTCAGGCGGTCAAACCTCTGGGTGAGATGAGCGTGTCCGACCTGGCTCAGGGCGTTATCGCGCTCGGACTCATTATGAAGATGATGTCCATGATGTCTCAGATGGGCACGGTCAAGATCAAGAAGGCCTCGGCCTTCGCGTTCCTTGCCTTAGCCCTTACTATGAGGCAGATCGCCAAGGTCCTAACTGAGATCGGTGAGTTGTCTTGGGGTGATACCATCAAGGGCATCATCGCTATGGACTTGTGCCTCACTTCTCTGGCCGTGGCCGTATCCCGGCTCGGCGAGGGAGAGGAGGGTCTCGGCGGTAAGCACCTTGTCGGAGCCCTGTCGGCGCTCGTTCTGGCAATCACACTCAAGATCGTGGCCAAGGAGATCGAGAGTTTCGCCACCATGGACTGGGGAACCTATGCCAAGGGTCTCACCATGATGGCTGTGGCTCTGGGCATCCTGGTCGGCATTTCGAGCCTGGGCGGCGGAAGCCTTGG